CGTAGGATGCACCTCCTGGAAGTTTGGTGGCATTCATTACATAGCCATGACCAGAGCCACCATTGTCTGATTCGTCAAGTTGTTTTTGACCATCAAATCCATCAACAGTACATATTCCTATCATAGCGTTGGTTGCTGTTTTTGCGGTGCAAACCATTTCAACAAACCATTTACCACTGTTTACGGCTATTGAACTGCCAGATGTACTAGCGGCAGAGTTTACTGTTTTTAAATTTCCCTCGCTAAACGTTGTATTATTTGTATCTGTTAACAACGGACTCATCGTACTAAAGTTATTAGTCGGGCTGTCTGGTACGACATCGTGGGCTGAAAAATTATTTGCTGTAAAATCGTTTGTATTTGAGCTTTCATCATCACCGATTGCGCTGGAGTCGTCAAAAGGTAGGTAGAAGCCATTGTTCCCAAATGTCAGGCCGCTGGAATCTTTTGCGACCCAAACACCATCTTTTGTTTCGCCAAAATTACTTGCATCGTAAGCTGTGCCATCAATAAAAACTACTTCGGCTAGGTAGCCGCCTATGTGTTCATTGACATCAGTCCTACCTTCCCCAATTCGAAGAGTTTGACCACTAACTTGAAAAGACGGAATATGATTTAATGGTGGCTCAATATCGGTGCCTGTCCGGTTTATAGTCTGTTCAGTTCCATTAACATATATTTTTATTCTATCGTTGGCTGTTGAGTCTGTACTATCGTACCTAACGACAAAATGATACCAACTAGACACATCTCTATAAAACGCATCTGTAAGTAAAAATATATACGCTGAACTGGCTCCGTTATCTTGTTTAACTATAAGTTCGTGGTGGCGAGAAGTACCATAACGCATAAAAGCGATTGCAAAGCCATTATTATTTGGAGACCCAGAATAAAAAATTGTCTTGTAGCTTACACTCGTATCACTAACAACATCAGACTTTTTCATCCACCACGACCATGTTGCCTTTTTGCCATCACTTGGACTACCGGCTGTTCGGGTTAAATTTGTGCTGCTTGCAATGTCAAACCGTAACGACTGGTTTATTTTGTAGGAATAAAAACTACCTCCGCCAGCAGAACCTGCACCGTTTGCCTTAATTACGCTCATTAGGTCAACGCTCCTGTTGCGGCAACCGTGATGGTATTATTACCTGATGCTGCGCTGCAATAATAAGCTAGTGCATAAGTTCCCGCTGTTGTTAAAGCAGTTAATGTATCTGCGTTGATCGCTACATCTGCATGTGCAGCTACAGTATGACCGCCAGAGTTAACCAAAATAATATTTCCAGATTGACCAGCGGCTGCGTTTGTAAATGTTAAAGTAAAGTTGCCTGATGGTGTGCATTTAAAATCGTTACCGACAGCCAAGTCAAAAGAACCATCATTGTCTGTAGTTACATGACCAGATGCCCTGCCAGCTACAGTAATATCATTATTAATAGCTAGTGAAACATTATCTTCAACAGTCATAACAGCCGTGCCATCATACTGTTGGAATATAATATCTTTAGCATCTGTTAGTGGTTTTATAACTACGTCGCTTGATGAATTGGCTATATTTAATTTGTTTCCAACAAGACCCAGACTTGCATCATCCTCAATTCGAACAACTTCAGTGCCATCATATTGTGATATAACTAAATCATCAGAATTAACAGCTGGTTTCATTATTACTTCGCCAGCTGTCCCATCTAAATCAAAAGTGATCTGATCAGTACCACCATCTTGAAGTTTAATGTCCCCAGTTGTAGAGTTTAAATGCAGTTCCCCTGTTGAATCTATGGAAATGGGTGTTGCTGCAATAGTTAAACCAGTTGTGCCATCATGCGTTAGGGTGGCATCAGCATCAGCACCTAAACTTATAAGAGAACTATCTGAGTTAAGAATAATATCGTCACCAACAGTCAAGTCGTCCTGAACTTTAAGATCAACAGTGCTTAGAGAAGCAAATCCATCAACAACAGCCGCACCAGAACCTGCACCATCCAGATAAACAAATTTAGTATCGCCTGTTGGTATTGTTACAGTTGCCCCAGAGCCTTGCTTAACACTAATTGATTGAGAGCCAGTAGTAGCATTCTCAATAAACATCGCTCTGACAATATCATTGGGTGCTATTGTCATCACCCTTGTTGTTGATAAACTACCTGCGGAAGTAACTTTAAAATAAAGTGCTCTCGCAGGATCAGTAGCACCATCTGCTATAGTTGTTGTTGCATCTGCATCTGAACCAAATACTTGCTGTGTTCCAAAACCCATAGCCTCTGCTATAAGTTCAAGATTTAAGTTAGTGACATCGCCCCATGTTCCTGACGCATCACCTGTTGCCATTTCATTAAGGCGTAAATCATTTCCATAGGAGCTAGCCATATTAGTCTATCCTTACTATCGCGTTCGATGCTGTTGCCGCTGGGAAAACAATCTTGAACGTACCACCTGAGACAGTGAAATCACCACCAAAATCTAAGATTGCAATAGCACCCCTAGAGTTTGATGAAGCATCTCCAAGAGTTTTATTATATATTAAAGCACCTCTGGCAGTGAAAGAAGCTGAAGTCCACTCTGGGTCAGCAGCATCAAAAACTCCGCTTGTGCTATTTTCAGTGACAGCTTTGCTGGCCAAAGCATTCCCACCAGTGGTGTATCCATTTCCGTTGGCAACTTCATTGGATGTTATGTAACCATCTGTTGCAGCAGACAAAGTTGCTGAGCTGGTATAAAGCGCGATGTAGACGTTATCTGAGTCTAGGTGATGATCACCTAACAAAAGATCTTTTTTGAACAGTGTGCTCATTGCTTGTGTTATAGCCATTAAATGCCTCCATTATATTCGGCTGAGTAGTTTCTTCCCATTTCCTGTTGAAACAAGGCAATAGCCTCATCAAACTGGGCTTTGTATAAACTTAGCGTTTCTGAAGCTTTAAGAAAAGCAGAAGTTTCATAAAGTGCTGCAGCCAATAAAACAGCTTCAGCATTGTTTCCCACCCAGCTTGTTGCATTACTTGAAGAAAGCCCTGTTTCTGGGGCTATGTAATCAGCTTGGTAAGAAAGTGTTGCGCTTGGCGTAGGAGCCAGCGTAATGGTTATTCCTGCTGGTGCTGCAGTTTTAGTGCTATAAATCTCTGGGGTGGCTGTAGTGGCTGCATTTGGCCAATAATCACGTAAATAAGAATCAATCCTGTGATCAAGATAAATGACATTATTGGATGAAGTTACTGACACCTGCCTTATCATCCTTGCTGTTGGTATAACATAATCAGAAGTACCCACAACAAGTGTTCCTGTCTCTGATGCTCTGAAGCAAGGCAAGCTAGGAAGTCTCTGAAAAATCATATCTTCAGCTTGATTTATAATTTCATTTATTGATGCATCAAGCTCAGTGGAATCATCTTCCATAAAGTTTTTGATGTTCGTAACAAGTGTCGAATAATTCATTAGCCATCACCCCAAGTGCTGTCGCCCCAAGCCTCATTACCCCAGCCACCGACATTAACAGATTCAGCTCCAACTGCGCCTGTTCCAGCGACCCCAGCTTCATTAATTGAAAGTTCAAGAGCTTCAGTTCCGACTGCTCCAGCTCCTGCGGCTCCTGTGGCAGATAGAGTCACTCCTGCGGATATACTTTCAGTTCCTGTTGCGCCTGTTCCAGCGACTCCTGCTTCATTAATGGAAAGCTCAGGAACCTCACTGCCAACCGCGCCTGTTCCAGCGACTCCTGCTTCATTAATGGAAAGCTCGAATGCCTCAGCTCCGGTTGCGCCTGTTCCAGCAGCTCCTGTGGCAGAGATAGTCGCACCACCAGTTACACTTTCAGTTCCTACTGCGCCAGTTCCTGCGACTCCTGTAACAGAGAAGATTGTTCCTATTAATGCCTGTCCATCTCCTACTGCGCCTGTTCCAGAAACTCCAGATTCATTAATTAAAAGCTCGAATGTCGTCGTTCCAACCGCGCCTGTTCCAGCAACCCCTGCTTCATCGATTGACAGACTCAGAGCCTCAACACCAACTGAGCCTGTTCCAGACAATCCAGCGACGCCCTTGACCGCTGTTGGGCTAAATGTTCCTGCTGCCCCAGTTCCTGCGACCCCAGCCTCATTGATAGAAAGCTC